CCTGGACTCTTCTTAAACATAGGTATTTCTACGTAGTTCAAAGTTATGATAAATCCGGACCAAACGACTACTCCCAATCGGACCATAGCCCCAAGGATTACCATTTGTTCTTCATGATCATCTACGTTTTCTTTTAATTTACCAAAGAGTCCTTTTGGTTTTTCTTTGACTTCTTCCATGTGTCAATTTTTCCTTGTAAGAATTTCTGTACTTTCTTTTTAATTGGTTCAAATAAAGTTTGAGTAATAGAAGTAGTAGCTACTGCAACTACTGCTGTAGTAACAGCTGTAACGACTACTGCTGTCTCTGGTATTGGCATTTGAATATCCAATACAGGTATTTGTAATTTAGGTGGCTCTGGCTGTTCTGATGCTTCCGCTTCTACTCCTTCGGGTGACTCCAAATCACTGGGAGGTATAACCATTGGTTTATACGATGGAAACCTCGCTGTAGGTGGTTTGAACTCGATTTGCATCGAGGGTAGCGGTTTAGGAGTAGTAGGAACTCTTATCCTACCAAGGTTTGCCGACACCTGTAGTTGGGGTCTTTTGTTCGTTAACGCCGTTCTCTACAGCAGCTTCAATTGCAGCTACATTACCTTCTTTATCTGCTTCTAGTTTGGCTTTAACCCAACCAAGAACTACTTCTTCAGTTAGATCACCATAAGGTACTAGAGTTTCAGGCTTAGGAAGATCTACTTCACCAGTGGCTCTGAATGAATAAGTACCATCTTCACCGTTAACACGGAAGATTACTTTATTTACATACCCATCAGCTAGTTCGCGTTGGAGGGTGTTGACTTGCCAAGTTTTAGTTGCCATTATTAAGGATTGTTAGATTTATTTGCTATTAAAAATGCTTTATAGTCTGCCTTGACTTGTGTAGTCCACGCAGCGTTACATATTGCTTGTACGTCTGCGTCTTCTCCACTGATATCTGTATCAACTAGGTTATCACTTGCATCAAGTTTTCCAGGGTTTAATACTTTTCTACTGAAGGAACGGGTAAGTTCCACACCATCTTTTTTAATGATTGTTGCGGTTCTTACCTGTATGTTCCATTTTCTAACGACTTCAATCTTATCGTTCTCTTGTGTTTCTGTTAATGCCATTTAGGATATATCTCCGATATAGACAGGTTTATGGCGTAGTTTATAGACGTGCTAACGGTCTAGCTATTAATCATCTGTAGCTATGCTACTGCTCTGTAACTTGCTTGAAAATATACTTGAGTATTAGCTGCATTCATCCCATTATATTTAAGATAAGTCCAGTCATTTGCTGTGTTATTTGCATAGAACTGAAGCTGTTCATAAGTGTTGACGTATGCGCACGACGCAACAACATTAACGTGTTTACACATGCAAGACCCTCCCGCATTATTTGATTCAACAGCAAAAGGTAACGATTCTACAGACACTTGAGTGTTTGAAGTAGCATCAGTAGGCGCAGCAAATCTACCCCATATTTGTACTAATTTTCCGATCTTTATATACCTTGCGTTATACCATGTAGCTGTACCATGAGAAAGAGTAGGATACCAAAGCCCAGCTTCATAATCGTCTAATAAATTATCGTAAATACCAGTTAAAGCACTATTAGGATCTTCTTCCGCGCCATAATTAGCAAAGTTAATACCTCCTGCAGCAGTCAACTTAACATCACCCGTTACCGTTACTCCAGTTGCTGTGGTCTCAAGCTTCTTACCTGCACTAGTACCGTCAAAATATAATTCAGCAGCTCCACCAGGGATAAACTTAGCTAAATTCGTGGCCTCAGCATTATTAATATGTAATTCTTTTGAATTACGACATTCCAGAATATTATTTGAGCCTGAATAATATATTCTAAAATCTTGGTTATCACCTAGCTGAATTTTATGATTATCTTTTCCTAAGAAATGACCACCACTATCAAACTCCCAGACCTGTGCTGGAACAGTCGGGTTGGCGTTAGGACTAGTCCATATCTGGATGCCTCCATCCTCATTTGTATGTGAAGAACCAGTTCTTGTATGAGTAGCTGTAATTCCAGCAACAATATTTTCATGCTTTTTAAAGATGATTGCACCACAATGTTCATCATGATCCCAGGCATGAGATGAGGTATTATCAAGAACTAACTTAACAGGAGTTGAATTTAGAGCAAGATTAGGGGCATTATTATTAGTTATAACCAAACCCGACGAAGCTGTGTACGCCTTCTTAGATCCATTATAGAATAACTCTAATTGAGCATCTTCATGTGCTTTTAGACAAGCATCAGTAGCTGTTTTAATAGTGAAGACTCCATCCTCTACCTCTGCATTCCAATTAGTTGAACCAGTATTATGTAATGTTAATTTTGCAGTACCGTCACCTGAATTAGCTATTTTCAGTGTTGCGTCAGTTGTAGAATTAACCTCTGCACCAGTACTTGTTGTCTGAAGCTTAGGATCTGAATAGGTTCCAGCGTCGTAATAGAGTTCTATGGCTCCACTTTCATTACATTTAACTGCTAATTCTGTTTTGTCTTCTACATATATAGAGACATTCTTTTTTGATCTAAGGTTTATATTTTCTTGACTTCCATCAGCATCTATATATAAATCCCCAGTACCATTATGACTTAGGTATGAGTCCGATCCATCATGAAAAAGTTGTAAATCATTTTCTGTTCCAAACCTAATCTTTTCGTTGTCTAAGAGGTCGATAGGAGTCTTTAAACCCCTATCATCTATTTTTGTTAATGCCATTTATTATGCATGATAAGTTTTCATTGTTATAATTATGCAGCGGTTACATAAGAGCCACCAATTCTTATATTCCAAGCTGCGTTTATATTCTCGCCTTTAACCCATTCAGCAGTACCGTCATCTGCAACGGATAAAATTTCCATAAAAGCAACTCCTTGGTCTGTCGCTCCTATCTGACCAGGCAAAGTATCTCCATGACCTCTCATGCTTACCCCTATACAAGCAGTGTCATACTGATTTGCTTTATCAACACTTGTAAACGGTAATGATATTCGCACATTACCGTTAGCTGTACCAGTTATAGCTGATACGTTTAAATAACCCTCTACATGACATAAATTACCAATTTTTACATAAGAAAGAACTGTATGAGAGGAAGCAGTATAAACACCTGTTGTTTGACAAGTAAGTGTAGGTTCGTATGTCCCTTTTTCATAGTCATCTAATAAATTTCCAGTAACATCAGTTACTGCATCATCATCTTCGGAACCATAATTATGGAAGTCAATACCGTGACCTGCTGTTCCTATTTTTACGTTTCCGTCAGTAACTTCTAAGTTACCGTTATGCCATATTTTTACTTTCGGATCAAATGTAACATTGTCATCAGTTACCGTTCTAAACATTAACTGTTCATAACCACTACCTCCTACAGCCCTAATATCCCATTTCTTTTTATCTACAACACCATTAGTATCATTTAATCTAATGAATGGTTCTTCTGCTTGGATTTCTATAGATCCATTAGCTGAAGTTCCTTCACCTTTGAAAATTGCCTGACCAGAAATCGTTGTATTTCCATTATTACTATCAACTACAAACTGATCAACACCATTTGCAGATTCAACTTTTAGTTCTGCACTGTCAGCAGTTAATACAATACTTCCAGTTGTTAAAGTACCAGTACTTGTTGTCTGAAGCTTAGGATCAGTTCCACCGTCATAAAATAGCTGTACGGCTCCGTCTGGAACTATTTTTATAGCATCATCTCCAGCACCATTAGCTTCGATAAGTAAGTTTCCACTTTCGTTTCTAATGTAACTATCACCGCCTGCGTTATGCCAAATTTTTAAATCATTACTTTGACCAAGTCTAATATAAACATCATCGTTAAAGTCAACACCTGTTGTGCCGCCTACTGCTGTAGCACTTGCCGCTATTCCATCTAACTTCGTCTTATCTGCTGCTGACATTGAGCCAGGAACACTGGTAGTAGCAGCAACTAATTTGCTACCTGCTATTGCAGCTGAACTACTTATATCACCATTAACTATAGAACCATCAACAATCTTAGCTGATGTAACTGTGTTATCACTTGGTGTACCAATTGAAACTGTATCTCCTAAGACAACTACAAAGTAATCAGAACCTGTTGGAGGTGCTGCAGCTAATTTAAGTGTATTACCACTAATAGCAAAACCTTCACTAGGTGTACTTGTACCAGCATTAGGTTTTTGTAAAACACCATTAATACTTACTAGTGTTGACTGAGCATCTGTAGCTGCAGTAGACATAGTAAAGTCTTGTAAGGTGCCGTTAAAAGATTCTGATAACGTTACGATATAAGAGGTAGAAGACTGAGCTACGTCATCCCACTGAGAAGTTACGGCGTTATAGACCTTCATCTTCTTCAATGTTGTATCGTAATACAAATCACCGTCATCGTTATTAGATGAAGGTGCAGATGAAGCTATTCTATATCTAGCATTGAAATCATTTATATCATCAGATAATTGTTTTATATCATCTTCTTTACCTAATATTTTATGGTAGTTATATGTCTGACTAGATCCTGTAGAGCTAACCATTAAACCAACACCAGCAACTAAAGTCTCGCTATATAGACTAGAAGGTGCTCCATTAATAGTTACAGTAGATCCTCCTACAGTTCTAGCTGTAGTACTAACACCAGAACCATTAAATGCTACATCACCTGCATCAGATATAGATATAACTACACCACTATCAGGTTGTGTATTTGGAAACACTGCATCTGTTGCTATAACTTCAAGACCACCTAAAGGTGCTATAGCTGCTGTAACATGGTCTGCTACTGCTTTAGACGTAGGATATTCTGTATCGCTATTAGTTGTTAAACTAGTAGCTTTGCTCATACCATCTACTATGTTTAACTCAGCTGTAGTTGCAGTAACTCCGTCTAATATATTTAACTCAGAAGTAGTACCTGTATAACCATCTAAGTTATTTAACTCATTAGTTGTAGCTGTAACACCGTCAACTATATTTAACTCAGATGTAGTAGCTGTTACACCATCTAATAAATTCAATTCAGCTGTTGTAGCTGTGACACCATCTAATATATTTAACTCAGTTGCAGTTGATGTTACGTTTGTACCAGAAATTGCTAAAGTACCAGTAACACTACTTGATCCAATCTCAATTCTATTTTTAGCTCTTACACCACCAACAATAATCTGTAAGTCAGCAGCAGCTTCTAATAAATCTATACATTCATCTGAATCTCTATATCCGTCACCTCCATAATTATAAGTATTACCCAATGATTCTACACCGTGTCCACCAGCACCATAAGCTAAATAAGACAGTCCAGTGCTAGTTGTACCACCACTATTATCAAGGTGGCTAGTGTTGTCTGGGTGTACAAACATTGCACCTTTTTGACCACTTAGCATCAAAACTGGTTGATAACTATATGGATCAGTTGGATTATTATTAGCTGTATAAATACCATTTCTTCTAGCATCGAACTTAGTAAAACCACCAAGAGCAATTGTAGTACCGTTTAATGTATAACCTCCACCACTGTCTCCAATCGATATATGACCGTGTTCATCCTCACATCCACTAACTCCTCTATATACACTGTAATCTGAGGAGCTTTGACCTGGATGATTACTTGATGTATTAGTAATTCTATCTTGTTCAATCTCATGTCTAACACGGAAAACAGGAGCGTAATGTATGGTATTATGAGCACCATCTGATAAACCTTCGTTGTAATGTTGACCAACTTCAAAGGTATAATCTTTAGCTATGCTAAATGTATGACCAGAACTGAGATTACCAGAATCCTTCCTTAGCCTAATTGCAGGTACGTACGTGCCCAGGGATGATGACCCCGTATCCTTACCATAATGATCAATAGAGTTTCTATTAACTCTCCAATACGCATCTGAATTTTCACCATTCCAGTAAGTTGCATTTATAGTGGCACAAGTTATAGTTCCATATCCTCCGTCTACGCCTACTTTTAAGTGACCATCACCTGTAGTATCAAACGTTAAATCAGCACTGTCTACTAAAGCACCACCAGTACTAGTAAAGACAATCCTACCACTAGTTAAATCAGATACAGTAGCTGATGCTAAAGTTGATTCTCCAGTTACGGCTAAAGTTCCGTCTAATGTTGATGCACCAGTTACATCTAAAGTACCAGGAAGATCTACATTATCTGTCCATTCAACATCAGTACCATTAGCTGCTGTTTGTAATACTTGTCTTGCAGCACCATCTTTTAATTTACTAACTTGTATCTCTGCATTAGCTTGTATATGCTCATCAGCAATAGCACCATCTGCTATTTTAGTTCCATCTATAATATCGTCTACTAAATCTTCTTTTAAAATACCTTGATCTTGTAATTCATGGATACCGTATAGAGATTGTGTTACATCAATGTTTAAATCACCTGCACGGATAGAAGACCCAGCTGCAAATACAGCTTTAGGATCTTCATCACCAGTAGTTTTACCAACTGTTGTTTTTCTATAAACCCTTACAGTAACTCCATCTTTTGGAGCACCTGAAGCTTCCTGTACATCAGATGCTGTAGTTGCTAAGAAAGTTATTTCTGCAGGAGTTAAGGTTGTTGTAAATTTAGCTTGTGATATTGTCGCTCCATTAAGAGCAACTTGTACGTCTTCAATTTGTAGAACGGGAAAGTCATAAGTAAAGACTTTATTAGAACCATTTACAGCCCCACCGTTATCTTTATAAGTTGCTGGCATTTTATTTTGTTGTTATTTATCATGGTGGGTTTATAGACGTTGAAGATCTAATATATCTTCTACTTGTTGTTGAGTATTAAGAGGGCTTGTCTGTTGTTGTTTGTTGTAAGTTTCAATCTTTCTGTCTTTATGTTCTTGAATAACTCTTAGAACATCTGGATGACCTTCACGTACAACTTTTTGCCAAGCTGCTTTTCTAGCTTTATCAAAATAGAATTTAATACGTTTATTATGTGTATAAGCTTTCATCGGATCTAAATTCCAGTCACCTTTTTTTAGATCATTATGCATTATGTCTACAGCAGCGATGATTGAAGGATCTTGTGCTAAATCATCTAAGATCTTTTCTAAACTTCTACCTCGTTCATCTCTATAGTCACCAATAGCTTTACCAAATAAAGATCTAACTGTATTCTCTTTAGCGAGAGATGGTCCCTGATTAGGTGCTTGTAAGACTGACATTCTCATGTCGTATTGACTGTTCATTAACAATGTCCTACCTGGACCTTGCTTTAAGCTAAGGCTAACTGGACTTGTGGCATTCCACATACGCTCCATAAAGTTCCAATCTCTTAATGGCTCACCATTTAATAAGTCATATTTAATTGGAAGTTCCTCTGGTAGTGGTCCACCTGTGGCAAGCTCTGATGCTAAGTTACGATTTCTAATTGAATCCCATAGATCCTTATTCAATTCCCTCATCCTTGGATTAAGGATTTTACCAACTTCGTTTCTAAGACTAGATAAAGGTACTTGGTTATTAACTATGTTACCAGCAATACGTCCAAGGTTTCTAGATGTTGGGTTAAAGACATCAACTAATTGAGTTAAGCCTTGCATATAAGACTTATTAACAATGTCAGGTATTGATGCTGTTATTGCAAATGAAACTCTTCCTAATTGATCTTCAGCCCATTCTGGACCCATGACTTGCATGTTATCTCCAATGTTTGCAATAGTTGAAAGGATCGTATTATAAGGTTCAAATGTGTCATAACCTACTCTGACACCTCCTATTTCAATTGTATTTCTTTGCCACTCTGCTGATTCTTCCCATAACTGACGTTGAGATCTATTAGCTGGTCCTGAACCTGTCAAACCACCTTCCATGTATTTCTGACCTGCCATCATAACAATAGAGGCACCAGCAGCTTGTCTACCTATGATAAGATTCTTTTGCCTAGCTAAGTCATCAGCATTATCAATACCATACTTCATAGCTAACTCAGTGAAATCATCACCTGAGTGCATTAATACATCTCTGGTTTCCTTCATTAACCCAGCTAATAGTGGTGTGTTTTTAAGATTCATTCTTAAGCCATTAACACCTGTTCTTGCAAATAAGAAAAAAGGTCTAGCCCAAGGTGTTTTATTAAATACACCTTCTAGTCTTTTTGCCAATCCTGATAGATCTTCAGTTAATGTTACTTCTTTGAATTTCTTCTGTAGGAATAAATCTTTAGATATATCAAGATCTCCAGCTTCATCTAAGTATCTGCTGTAATGCATATCCTCAGCAGCTTTTATCATCTCTGGTGTTATATCAGTAAACTTACCGTTAGCTACTTCATCATAGACAGAGGTAAATGCTAGTTCTTTTGATCTAGCTTTAGCCATGATGTACTTAAACGTGTCATCAGTAGAGGCAAGAACTCTAGATGACCATGCAGCAAATCTACTATCATTAAGCCATCTTCCAACATTAGCTATATTGAAAGCCATCCTATGGTTCCATTTCCCTCTATCAGAAAAAGCCCATTGTCCATAAGCTTCAAACTTTTGATCAGCTAATCTTTGTCGTTCTGAGAAACGAGTTTGAATGTTATCTACTTTCTTACCAAAGTTTGCATTTAAATTTGCTTTGAATACTTTCCATGAGTCTGGAAGTATTTCAAACATTCCATATGTATTTCTAGCTGATGCTTGAAGTAATCTAAAGTCACCTGTAAATGGTGCTCTCATTGTCGCACCAACTAATTGATGCAACGAGTTCATATAAGCGTTACCTGTTGTACCAATGATTGCTCTAATTGGTGTTTTAGGACCACTAAGAATTGAGTTAACAAACACACCTTGTAGTTCTCTTACTAATACTCCAGTTTCAACTTTGCCTTTAAATTCTCCACCAATAATCTTTTGATGCATCCACTTATCAAAGTCCATCCAGTTTTGGATTTTGTTATTCATAGAGAACACATCCATTACTGATTCAGCTAACTCGTCTGTTTGACCATCCTTGAGTAGCTTCATAAGCATCTCAACAGCTTCTTTGGATTCAGTATGTAGTTGTACTGTTCGTTCTTGGATAGCTTTCTTAGCTTTAGCTGTTAACTTTCCACTTGGACCTTTTAATTTACTAAACTCTGTAGATATTAAATAACGTGAACGTTTTACATTAGCTAATCCAAATGTAAGTCTATCTCTAACAGAATCCATTAAACCATCTCTGGCAAAGACATCTGTTGAATCACGTAATTCTCTAGCTGCAATATTCAAATCTCTAAGTTTTTTAAATAAAGCTCCATTAACTAAATCAGCTACAACTACATTCTCCATAGCCCAAGCTTCAAAGTTATCAGTAACTGGACCTGAACCTGTTTGAAAAGGTTTTTGATCTGTTATAGGTTTCCAAAAATCTTCAGTACTTGTAGCTGTAGCATGTCTTCCCATTACCTCTTGATATCTTTCAAAAGCAGGTTCAAATAGTTCTCTAAAAGATACTTTGTTTTTCCTAGCTTCTTTGACTAGATCTTGATACTGACTATCTCCAAGTAATTCTTTAGCTTTCTCTTTTAAGAATTTAGTTGAGAAACCACTTGTCTCTGCACCTCTTTGTGCTTGGACAGGTGTCATCACATCTCCAGTAGAACCAATATCATTACCCCAGTCATCACCACGATTCATCTGTCGATGTATATCGAAGGCGGTATCTCTTGATGTTGGAGAACCTTGTCCTGGTTGAGCATATGGTTTGTTCTTATGTCCTCTGAATCCTGATTTATTAGGAGAAGCACCTGCAGCTAATTGTTTCTGTACATATGGACTTATTTCTTTAGGTGGTTGAACAACATCAACATCAACAACATTTCCACCTAATTGTCTATCAATTTCATAGATACGTTGTGCGTTATCAAATTCTAATTCTTCTTTTAATTCAAGCTCACCTTTCTCTTTGATTTGTGCATCTATATCATCTGCTTTCTTTAGAGCATATTCACCTTGACCAAACTTAGTAGCTACATGACCAAAGAGTTTAGCTAGACTCATCTCTTCTAATACATTTTTAAATGTCAATACCAGAGGATGATCTGTATCTGAACTAGCTAATCCTAAGAATGCTTCTCGTGTCCAAGGTACTCGTTCAGCAATTTGGCCTGTGATGTTATCGTTTTGAGAGTTCTCAGATAAAGCTGCAACTATACCCTCAGCTAATACTGCTTTTTGAGTTAATGGTAGACCTGCTACTCCTGGTAATTTAGCAGCCCATCGACCACCAACACCATAATGAGTACCCATTTCAGCTAAAGTTCCCCACCAAGAATTAGTCCAAGGATTCTTGACATTTCCTAGTGGATCAAAGTCTGGTTTATAGGCTTTGCCAGTACGCTTATCTATCATTTTACCGCCAACATTCTGCATCTCACCTGTAGCCATATCCATATAGCGTTCAGGTGCAGTCAATACTGAGGATACAAGTTTAAGACCACCTTTCTTGATGGAGTTAATTGTTTCTATCCCAGCATCACCTTCTTCAGTTAGTGCATGTTTACGTCTAAGCCATATAGCACGTGGGTTATCTATAGGATCTACCCTGCCATCTGGACCTACTGTCTGACCAAATGATTTAACTCGGTCTTGCCATCGTGGATGAAACCCTACTCTATCGTAGATTTCAGCTGGGTATTCACCTTTAGCTTCTTCGTCACTCCAAGGTATATCAAGCCTTAGCTCATCATACTCTGGGTGTTTTCTTAAGTCTTGACCATCTACCATTAGATGATCTGTAGGTAACTGTTGTTCTGTTACCTCTGCAGTCCCTTGGGAAGCTGCTTCTTGTTTTTGTAATCTTGCTCTAATGAATTCAGCATCTTCTATAGCCTGTGCATTAGCTCCCGTAGGAGTGATTTCTTCGTTCATGTTTTATACCTGTGATGATCGTATGCCAGGGAACATTAATTCTGTATTTGAATTCCACAGAGATATATAGGGTGATGTATCTTCTAACTCTGCTTTATCCTCTTGATTATTAGCGTCTTCTACATCAATGGCGGCTTGAGTATTAGAGACAGTATTTGGTTTATATCCGAGTTTTCTTTTTAGGTCTTCTAAACCTGGTATTTCTAGTGTTGAATCTATAGGATGTTTCTCACCTAATCCTTCTGTCTGACCATTAGCTTTTAATTGAGCATCTAATATATCCCAAGCTGAAAGTTTAGGGAATGAGCTAGATAGTCTTCGATAGTAATATGGAATATCACCTTTACCTAGGCTGTACTCTTTACCTAACTCTAGGTAGTTTTCACTTCCAGGTATAACTGTTGTGTTGAGATAATTAAGTTGATCTCCTTTTGTGGTAAATACTTTTATAGAATCTAAACCATCAAGTATATCTGCTGATTGAGCTTTATTTCTAGATATTTGTTTTCTTCTAAAATACTTACTGTTAATGTGTGGAACACCTTTCTTTGCCTGATCAAGTTCGAATGCTTGTTCAACTAACTGTATTGCTATTTTATGAGCATTACTAGGAGTTTCACCACCTCTTATCTCTTCAGCAATAATAGTGTTATAGTCATCTAAAGCATTGTAGTACCCTCTTACAAACTCTGGACTTCCAGTTTCTGGAGTACCTGTTGATTCTGAATTAGCTTTACGAACGAAAGCTGTTATACTATCTGTTGCTCTTTTAGTATAAGTATCAGCAGCTTTAGCTATAGTCTCATCTTCTGTGAGCCATTGAGATACACGGTTGAAGACAGTATAATGCATACCATCAGTATCTGATTTAATAAGATAACCTCTCTTAGCTCTTAAAGCTTGTAGGTATTCAAAATCATCATCAGCTTTACGTTCTTGAATAGTCTTATGGTTTTTTAAAAAGTCTGGTTCAGTACTAAGACCTGTTTCTTCAGTCCATTTACGTTGCCATACTTCCTCATGTGCATCATGTATTGGCATCTCATCATTTTGCATCTGCTGAACAAACTTATGAAAACCAGTTTCTACTTCTTTTTTCTTGTTGTTACGTTTCTGTATTTCATCCTCAAGGATACCTGTTTTATAATCAAGGTATTTACGCTCAAGTGTTTTGAATTCTATTTTAAATAAATCTCTTATTTCCTTCTTACCACTACCATCTCTTGACATCATTTCATGATCACCTAATGCTTGTAGGTGCTCATCATCCATTGTCCCAGAAAACATTGCTTCCTCAAACTTTTCCCATAGAACAGCTCTAGTTTGTTTAGGACCACCATATGTTGTTTGATACTTATTAACAAAAGATTCAAATTCAGCTCCAAAGTCAGGTGTATCAATAGATGACATAACCTGTCCAACAGCTATTTCTTTAGCTTCGTTCTCTCGCTCTACTGTTTTCTTTTGATACCACTGACTATAAAACTTATCATCATGATCTCTCATCTCCTGATACATATGCTTATTCACACCTGGTTGGTGATGACTAGCAAACGGTCTAATATAAGCTCTATATAAACGTTGTTGGATTTTTTTATATTCTTGAGGAGTGTCAGCTTCAGCTAAAGTTTGTTCTTTAAAAGTACCATCAGGTAATTTTATTTGAACAGGTATTATAGAGTTCTGTTGTAAGAACATTGGATACTGTTTAGCTCTATCCTTATACATCTCACGTAAGAAACCTTGCTGTTGTTTAGGAGTTAACTTACTTAATTCACTTCTAAGAAATACATCTATTTCATTATTTTTATAAGACTCTTCAACCATCTTCCCATGGACGGTATCTTCTAATCTGTCTTGTTCTTCCTCTGCATCAAATTTAGCTGCTAATAATTCTTGATTCTTTGCAGAGACGGTATACCAAGCTTCAGCACCTTCCATGAACTTCTCATTATTATGAGCTTCAATCATTGGTTCAGCTATCTTTGCAGCTGTTTGAGATAAGTTTGCTAACTTGTCCCAACGCTTATCTTTACGTTGTGCATCTGCTAATTCAAATTCGAATAGTTGAGCATTACGTTTAGTTATAGATTGTAAGTATTTGTCTTGGTTTTCCTTAGCTGATTGGATTAAAGCATCACCTGAACTTTGAACGGCTTCAAATTTCTCTTCTGATCTGAAAGGTTTAAATGGAGTTTGTGTCATTATTAAAACCCATACTGTGAACGGGAATATGGACCTGAGTAACTTTGTAGTGGGTTCATACCTACTGTCCTATTTGGTTGGAATACTCTTTGCTTAACGCCTCCCATTGTTGATGTCATACCAATACCCATTGCTCCACCTAATGCTATACCTGGATTAATAAAGGATGTAGCTGTACTTGCAAGACCTATAGCTTGCTCTAAGAAACTTGGACCCTTTGGTTTTACTGGTTCAGGAGAACGTATCCCTGGTAATCCTCTTTTACCTAATGCTTTAGCATTGGCAGATAAGAGGGTACGACGTGCACCTTTTAAGTTTTCTGTTTGCTTTCTATCAGCTACTCTTAAGTTAGTATCTAACCCTGCTTTATGGTATAGAGCTGCTAGTCTCTGAGATCTACCAAAACTTGATGATTTATCACCTTCATTAATAGATTGATTAAGTATATTGTTTTGGAATAAAGTTTCATTACTTTTCATATAATTTGCAATCTCTCCTCCAAAGTTGGCTTGTATTGATCCAGTAAGTCGACTGAAAGCATTTACATTTTCCTGAGTGTCAATATCATATTGAGCACTCTTCATATTCCAAACGTTATCAATGGCTCTGCCTTCAGCTTGCCACTGTCCGTATTGATTTAAATAGTTTTCTTTTTCAGCTTGAAATTGTCTTTTTCCTGTACACACGGCAAAACTCGATAAAGGATAAATTGTTAGGTCCGTGTCTTACTTGACGTAAGAATTTAAAACCTAGAAATTTGAGAAGTTTGAGGTGAACTCTATTTCGTTTATCAACGACATTCCACAACAACTTCTCTCTTCTGCTTTCAACAAACCTTTTAGATTCACGAGCAAAAGTATGTGGATATTTTTCTATTTCTGGAGTACATAACATCCAGATCATTCCATCTTTAGGATCGACTCCAGCCATTCCGGCAGTCTTGCCGTTAGGCACTGTGAAGTACACACAGGAGTCGTTCTGAGCAGCCCAAACAAGGTGTTCCATAGGATCTAGCCCATGTCCCTCTTCGACCTCTCTACGGTCATCTGGACGTAAATTAGAGGCTACTTTTTTAGCAGCCTCAACTGTTATTGGGTGAATAAATTTAGACATTAAAAGTAGTTGAAATTAATAACTATTCTTCTTTGATTACCTTCAGTATGGGTGGTACTGCTATGCCTTCTAGAACCTTCAAAAATAACTAATCTATTTTCAATACAATCAACTGATTCATGTGGTACATCGAAGACTGTAGGAGCATCTGTAGTTGTGCAATAGAAGATAGCCGTCTTCATGTGAGCTATCCTTTCATCACTTAATCCACCGTAGTCGTGATGATAACCATCTACTATATATTCAGTAGTTTTCCATGTACAATTAATCTTTATTCGATGCCATCCAATGACATCTAGAGTCTTAGCAAATAAAGAATGTAATGTAATAAAGTTACTCTCTTGTACAGGTTTATGTTTCTTGTAGATAGTGGATACTAACGTCTCCTTTCCATCTCCTTTTTGAACTTTATTTGGATTCCAAGACCATAAGAATTCAGGACTATATAAAAGCCTCTCTTTTATGATATTGAAATCTTGTTCAGACAATACATTGTCTATTATTTTCATACATTTTTATAGAACATTGGTGAATAATCACCCTCAAAAGATATTGATCTAATAGTTGCTGGTGCAGGGTGAGTAGATTTAACACTAAGGTCAACGTTTGTATTCTTTTCGTACACAGGTATGGTTCTTATATCTTCACTTAGGAACGGTGCATCTGTACCTTCTATAAAATCAGCTGGTGTAGATTCATACTCATCTGTAAAAGCAGACTTACCAACCCTAGTTAAAGTAGATTGATATAAACCTATCCGTCCAAAGGATACTTTAATTCTATGTAAAATTAATGATGAATTAACATCACCAACTGTATAGTCGCCTTCTTTCTTTGAAACATAGAATCTAGGAAAGTCTACTTGGTAGTCATATAAATATCCTGCAAATAAACTACCAGTCCAATCCCCATCTGCTGTAAGGGTAGTTCCATCAATCGTTGGCTTAGTAAAGTTTTTTCCAGCTGTAGAACTAGTCAGTGCTAAGTCACCATTAGATGTACTATAACCAGCCCATGAAACACCTGTAAATGTAGTCTTTCTTGTACTTGTATCATAACTACCACCACTTAGAGGTACATAGTTATCTAGATGTAGTAAGTAATTAACATTATCTTGAGTTAAACTTGGATCGGTACTGGCTTGTACTAGGTTTATCTGCTGTAAGTAGCCTTGGTCATCTAAGAAATAATATGAATCACCAACAATAAAGTGATAACGGATTGGATTAATTAGTTTCCATTTAAACCATGAAGACTGAATTCTTTCATTACCAATATTGTTATATTTATAACCAATGATCTCATCAGTAGTTGATTTACCAAATAAGATTAATGAGTTCTCTCTAGAGTTAGTAAGTTGATCAATATCTTGTGATAAGAGTCTTGGTACTACAGTAGTTTGGTTTACCAAGTCTGGCTCACCTTGAGATGAAAAATTAGCACCTTCAAAGAACTTACTATAAGCTCCACTACTATCTAAGAATCCTATACTTTTCCCCAGGGAAATAGGAGATACTTTTTGATTGTAATTATAGGTAGATACACTTGATAACCTTGCAGTTTCTGATGTTAGAACTGAATCATCTGTAGTTAATAAGAACTGTTGATCTGTACTAAAGACAAGTAATCCATTATTTATCTGTATCCCATCTACAAGTTTAGAAGGAAAGCTAGAACTACAAGCTATATCTATTCTATCTGTAGGACTAACAGCTAGAGCTGTCTCATTCCAGAAGTTATAGAAATCTCCAGGTTGGGAACATATAGCATTTTCTCCGCTTAATATAACTAACCTATTTCTCCAAAACAATATTCTAGTTATTGTTTGACCAGTGAAACTAGGATATGGATTTGTATCGTCATCTCCAACATCTCTAGTTTTCCATGTAGCTCTATCAATTGTAAATGTTGTAGCAGCTGTACGTTGGATAGTGATAGGCATAATGCTAGCAGTGAATCCATTGTCAATACCTGGACCTGCACACTCTACCCATGTACCTTTACCGTCTTTACTATTCTCACCTTCAAATTTTAAGTAATAATCATCTTCACTTGAATCACTACTATTATTTATTTTAACTATATACCCATTCTTACATTGAGTTGGTAGGTCAGTTATATCATTAGCTGTCTTTGTAATGACTTTCATTAAATCATTTTCAACAATCTCCACATTGAAAGCTACTGAATTACTAGATAAATAAATACCATTACCAATAATTTCAACATCTACATTTGTTATACCTGAAAGTTCACTATATAAACCTCCTAAAATAGCATTAGCTGTGACAGCTGTATCTGCATCAAATGGTGTAGGCTCTGGTCTACATAATCCAGCATTAGCTACTCCACCAATTTTAGTTGTATGTCTACATGTCTCATGTGCTACAACTTTAATTCTATAGTTATATCCTGATAAAGTTACATCATATGTATCATTAGTAGCCCAACCTTCTCCACCATGTAGAAGTATAACTTCATCCATGTAGGTACAACCATAGTCATTCGTATCAGTATCACCATGATCAGTTGCATAAGCTGTTGACTGTCCTTGTTGACCTCTAACACTAAGTCTAAAGATTAAGTTTGTCTTACTACCATCAGTTACATTAAAAACTTCAGTACCTATACCTGGACAATGACCTGTATTTGGTGCTCCAGCTGCAGGTCTATCATTCGTACCAGTTGTAGTACTGCTAATTTCTATACGAGTGGCGGTAGTATATGTAGCTTCATCAGCACTATCAGCTACATTCAATGAATATTGTCTACCATTCTCTGTCTTAAGTAACTCAATAAATGCTGTGTGAGTAGCTGAACTACTAGCTGTAGTACCAGCTTTAGTTATAGTTTTTGTTGAGTTATTAGCAAAGGTTGTATCGTTAATCGTTAGGAAGCTTAAGTCTGTTGGAGTGTTGGTTGCTAAGTAAGCTTTTAAATTTGTTGCTGTTGCACTATTGGTTGATCCATAGACAACATCCATACGTAACCCATCAGAACATCTCCATACTCGTACCTCACCATTGCTTGCAACTTGACCAATATATGATCCTTCCGTCTCATCTCTGTAGTAATGAAAGAAGGAACCACCACTTTGTATATCATGTAGTGCACCTGTAGCTGTAGAGTGAGATCTATCACCATCAGTAATAGCTGAGGTATCTACTCTCTTACTTCCAGGTCTCTTATATAAACCAGTGGTGATGTCAGGTATACCATTAATAACATTAGTTACCTGACCTAAATTCTTTTTGTAATCAGGTTGCTCCGATATACCACCAAAATAATTCGGTATTGTTTGTGTTATTCCAGTCATCGGCTAAGTGCTCTCCAAGGTTGGAACGTTTGATATACCTGTTTTTGAGTGAAGCCAAGCATGGAATGGTTACCTTGATTACATTCGTATTCAATACATGCTGCTCTAGCAAAAGCTT